TGGGACGAAGAATCGGCGCCGGGTGACTCCCACCGGAATCTCTCCCCGCAGGCGCCCGGACCGGGCCCGGATGCCGAATAGAACGCCCGTTCTGTTCCCGCAGCTCGCGAAGCGACGCAACCGGGCCGCGGTCGAACGCACGGTCGCGCAGCTGCGCCAGGCCGGCCGGGTCGACGGCGTCGACGCCGCGCTGATCGCCGTGTGTCGGTCGCTGGCGGCCGCGCTGGACGACGCGCCGACGCCGTACGTCGCCGCGACGATCGGCCGCGTCCAGCTCGAAGCGCTGCGCCTGCTGACGGGCAAGCCGCCCGCCGAAGCCGACGAGCTCGATGCGTTCGTCCGAAGCCTGGCTGTCGGTCCCGCCGCGGTTCGCGACGCCACGGACGGCTAGCCGCCCGACGACCGGCGAAGCGCTCGCGCGCGTCGGCGCCGTGCTCGGCTCGCCGCCGCTGGCGTGGCAACGGCAGGTCATGGACGTCGCCGGCGAGCTCGACCGGCGCGGCCTGCCGGTGTACCGCGAGATTCGGGTCACGGTCCCGCGCCAGCAGGGCAAGACGGCCGGCCTGCTGCTGCCGGTCATGGTCCATCGGGCGCTCGGCTACGGCCGCCCGCAGCGGATCCTGTACACCGCGCAGGACCGGAATCACGCTCGCGACAAGTGGGCCGAACAGGTCGACCAGCTGGACCGCTCGCCGCTGCGCCGGCTGTACACCGTCCGCCGCTCGAACGGGTCCGAACGGATCCGTTGGCGTACCGGCAGCTCGCACGGCATCACCGCGACCGGCGAGACCAGCGGACACGGATTCACGCTCGACCTGGCCGTCATCGACGAAGCGTGGGCGCAGGTCGACGACCGGCTGGTCCAGTCGATGCGGCCGGCCATGGTCACGCGCCGCGACGCGCAGCTGTGGATCGTGTCGACGGCCGGCACCGACGACAGCGTCTTCCTGCGCGAGCGCGTCGACGACGGCCGCGCGCGGGTCGAAGCCGGCGAGCTCGCCGACGTCGCGTACTTCGAGTGGAGCGCGCCGGACGACGCCGACGACGACGACCCGGCGACCTGGCGCGCGGCGATGCCGGCGCTGGGCATCCTGATCGACGAAGACACGATCAGGTCGGACCGGGCGGCCATGGACCGCGCCGAGTTCGCCCGCGCGTACCTGAACCGCTGGACCGCCGGCGGTCGGCCGGTCTTCGAGCTCGCCGCCTGGACCCGCTGCCGCGACGAGCGCAGCCAGGCATCGGACCGGGTCGCGTTCGCGATCGACGTCAGCCCGGACCGGCGCAGCAGCTCGATCGCCGCCGCCGGCGGCCGCCGCGACGGGCGCATCCATGTCGAGCTCGTCGACCGGCGGACCGGGACCGACTGGGTCGTCGACCGCGTCGCCGAGCTCGTCGAACGGCACCGGCCGGTCGCGGTCGCGCTGGATCCAGGCGCGCCGGCCGGCAGCCTGGTCACGGACCTGTCGACCATGCGCCGCGTCCCGCCGCTGGTCCTGGTCGGCGGCCGCCAGTACGCGCAGGCCTGCGGCGAGCTGTACGACGACGTCCAGTCCGGCCGGCTCGCGCATCTTGGCCAGCCGCCGCTGGACGACGCCGTCGCCGGCGCCCGCAAGCGCCAGCTGGGCGATGCCTGGACCTGGTCGCGGTCCGAAGGGTCGACGTCGGATCCGGCGCCGCTGATCGCCGCGACCCTGGCGCGGCACGCGTACGCGATCGCGCCGCGGACCCGGCCGTCGATCGTCTGAGCTCGAGTCCCCCGTTTCGGGCGTATCGGGGCGTGGTAGGCTGCCGGCCGTGGCCGGCTGGGAAGGTCTCGGGCGCTGGCTGGCCGGCGAGAGGGTGCGGGCTGACCCGCCGCCGGCCGAGCCGCCCGACCCGATCGGCCTGGCGATCGCTCGGGCGATCGAAGACCGAATCGCGGCGTTCAGCCTGTCCGACGCGCTACAGCTGCCGGCCGTCGCGCGCGCCGTCGACCTGCTGTGCAGCCAGGCCGCCGCGCTGCCGGCGGTCGTCCTGTTCGACGGCCTGCCGCTCGACCCGCAGCCGCGCCTGGTCACGCGGCCTACGCCGTGGGCCGGCGAGACGCGCCATGACTTCGTGTACGGGACCATGTACAGCCTGCTGGCCGGCCCGACCCGCGGCGGCAACGCGTACTGGCTGACGATCGACCGCGACGACCGCGGCAACGCGACGTCGCTGCTGCTGCTGGATCCGGCCGAAGTCGTCCCGCGCTGGGACGAGCTGCGCCTGCACCGGCTGTACACCTGGCGCGGCGTCGACGTCGACCCGCGCGACATCACGCACGTCCGGATCGGCGCGCGGCCTGGCGAGCTCGGCGGCCAGTCGCCGATCGTGGCCTGTCTCGAACGGCTCGCGATCATCGGCGCGGCCGAGACCTACGCCGCCGGATTCTTCGCGTCGGGCGGCATCCCGGAAGTCGTCATCCACAGCGGCACGCAGCTGGACACCAACGAAGCGGTCGAGCTGCGCAACCAGTACATCGGCGACGGCGAGCGCTTCCCTGTCCGGGTCGTGTCGGGCGACCTGCAGCTCGACTTCCCTGGCGCGGATCCGGAGCGCAGCCAAATGGCGCAGACACGCGCCTACGCCGCCACCGAAGTCGCGCGCCTGCTGGGCATCCCGGCGCCGCTGCTGCTGGTCGAGACCAGCGGTTCGACGATCACCTACCAGAACAGCCAGGCCGCGCTGACGCAGCTGTACCGCGAGACCCTGGTCCCGACGTACCTGGACCCGATTCAGCTGGCCTGGTCGGACCTGACGCCGCGGACGCAGTCGGTCCGCTTCGACCTGCGCGAGCTGCTGGCCGCTGACGTCGTCACGCGCAGCCAGGTCGAGCTCGCGTACGTCGGCGCCGGCGTCCTGGATCCGACCGAAGTACGCGTGCTCGAAGGATGGCCGGCGGACGAGCCGATCGGCCAGGCCGCGCGCCTGCAGCCGACGCCACGGCCGACGCCGCTGCCGAGCTTGCCGGCCGTAGTGGAGGCGACAGGATGACCGAGCTGCACACGACCGACGAGCTCGTCGACGCGCTGACTGTCCGGGAGGATGCCGCGAGCTCGCGCCTGGTCGACCTTCGCATCATGCCGTGGCGCACCGTCGCGCGGACCCTGGACGGTCCGGAGCTGTTCGAGCGCGGCGCGTTCGACGGCGTCGACCCGACCCGCGTCACGATCGAAGCCGGCGGCCATGGCGGGCCGCTCGTCGGTCGCGGCGTGTCGCTCGATCAGCGCGACGACGCGGCGTACCTGACGGCGCGCATCGCGCCGACGCCGGCCGGCGACGACCTGCTGACGCTGGCGCGCGAGGGCGTGTACAGCTCGGCCAGCGTCGCGTTCTACCCGATCGCCGGCGGCAACCGGCGGCGCGCCGGCGTCACCGAGCACAGCCGCGTCGACCTGCGCCGGGTGGCGATCCTGGAGCGCGGCAGCTATCCATCGGCGGCCGTGCTGGCCGTCCGCGCATCGGAGGGCACGACCATGACCGAACCGACACCGGACCCGACGCCGGACCCGACACCGGACCCGACGCCGCCGCCGCCGCCCGAACCGGATCCGGCGCTGCTCGCGATCCGGGCCGAGCTCGGCGCGATCCGCGCGCTGGCCGGCCGTAGCGGCCTGGCGCCGGCCGACGACCCGTTCGCGCGGCTGCGGACCTTCGCCAGCTTCGGCGCCTACGCCGACGCGGCCTACAGCGACCCGGAGCTCGGGCCGCTCATGGCGCGCGCGCTGGCCGACCAGCTGTCGAGCGAATCGCCTGGCGTCATCCCGCCGTCGTGGGCCAGCGAAGTCGCCGGCATCCTCGGCTTCGCGCGGCCGGCGGTCGTCGCGACCGGCGGACCGGCGTCGCTCGGCGACACCGGCATGGAGCTCGACTGGCCGTACCTGGACCCGGCGCTGAATCTCGACACGATCGTCGCGAAGCAGACCGCGGAGAAGACGCAGATTGCCAGCGTCAAGGTCAAGATCCTGAAGGGCAGCCAGCCGATCGACACCTACGCCGGCGGCAGCGACGTCAGCTACCAGCTGATCCGCCGCAGCTCGCCGGCCTATCGAGAGGCCTACATGCGCATCCTGGCGATCGCGTACGCCAGGGCCACCGAAGCCGCGTACGAAGCGCAGCTGCTCGCCGTCGCCGGCTCGTCGCTGGTCCTGACCGCGACGTCGACCGCCGACCAGGTCCGCGCGTTCCTGTTCGGCGCGTCGGCGATCGTCAACGACACGACCGGCATGCCGGCGACGGTCGACCTGGTCGCGCCGGCCGAGTGGCTGCGGCTCGGCGGCCTGACCGGCCTGTACCCGGCGCCGTACGGGACCAACAACGTGCCAGGCACGGCCGACGCGGCCAGCCTGCAGGTCAACGTCAGCGGCCTGCCGATCGTCCGCGCGCCGTTCCTGACGGGGAACGTGCACCTGGTCCTGAACGCCGAGTCGGCGCGCTGGCACGAAGACGGGCCGTTCCCGATCAGCGCGGAGGACGTGTCGAAGCTCGGCCAGAACGTCGCGATTTGGGGCCTGGGCACCGGCGCGACGACCGTGCCGAAGGGCATCGTGAAGTCGACCCTGACCTAGTCCGCCGGTCTCGAGCATGCCGTACGCCACGCCGGAACAGCTCGCCGCCACGACGCCAGGCCTGGCGCCGGACCGGGCTGACCTGGCGCTGCAGGCCGCGTCTGACTACGTCGACGCGGTCTGCTTCGGCGTGGCGGATCCGGCGACCGGCCTGCCGTGGGAACCGCCGCGACACTTCGACGACCCGGCGCCGGCTCGCGTCGTCGAAGCGACCCTAGTGGCGGCCGCGCGGTTCGCTCGCGATCCTGAGTCGCCGTACGGCACGGTCGGCGGCGTCGGCGAAGTCCCGCTGTACGCGAAGGGTCAGATCCCCGACGCCGACAAGCTGCTGCTGGGCCTGCGTCACAGCTTCGGGCTGGCATGACGGCGCGCGCAGCGCTGGCCGACCTGCTGACGCCGGTCGCCGGCGACGTGCCGGTCCTGCAGGTCCCGCTGCGCCAGGCCGCGCCGCCGGTCTTCGCGATCGCGCCAGGCCGGCCGTACCTGCGGCCGAGCTCGTCGGTGCCTGGCTGCATCGACGACTGGCGGATCGACGTGTGGTGCATCACGACGCGCGAAGACGTCGCCGCCATGGACACGCAGGACGCCATGGTCGACGCGGTCCGGGACGCCGTCGACGTCGCCGGACCCGACGCCGCCGGCTACCAGTACAAGCTGCTCGGCGTCGAAGTCGCGAACGTCGACACGTCCGACCTGGCCGGCGTGCCTGGTCTCGCGACGATCGTCCAGCTGGTCGCGAGTCGATGACCAGCGCGAAGCTCGAAGTCGACACGGCGCCCGTCCTGGCGGCGTTCGACAAGCTCGGCCGCTCGGCCGCCGACATGTCCGAGCCGACCCGGACCGTGCTCGCGATCGGCCTGGACGAAGCGCGCGCCGGCGCGCCGGTCCGAACCGGCCAGCTCGTCAGCTCGATCGCCATCCGCGACGTGACGCCGACCGGCGGCGAGCTCGCCGCGACGTCGCCGCACGCGATCTTTCAGGAAGTCGGCACGCGCTACGTTCGAGCTCGCCGGTTCATGGCGCGCGGCGCCGCGGCGATCGAGCGCGCCGCCGAGCCGACGTACGCGAAGTGGCTGGATGGCGCGGTCGACCGCGCGACACGCTGAACGGAGGATCGGACCATGGCAGCGCTGCAACCGAAGGACATCACGATCAGCCTGAAGATCGGCGCGGCGGCGTCGAAGACCTTTAGCTGCTGGGCGAAGACGGCGATGATCGACGCGGCCGCCGGCGACACGATCGAGTACCCGACCCTGTCGGCCGGCTGCGTGTACCGCTCGGCCGGCGCCACGACCTACGAGCTGCACCTGGTCGGCGTCCAGGACTGGGACCCGGCGAGCGCGTCGGGCCTGGCGGCGTTCCTGGACACGAACGACGGCGCCACGGCGACGTTCTGGCTCAACGCGCACGGGCCGGCCGGCACGGCCGCGAGCGTCAGCGCGCCGGCGAAAGCTGGGACCGTCACGCTGGTCGCGCCGAGCTACGGCGGCAGCGTCGGCGAGTACGCCGAGTTCGACGTCGCGCTGCCGATCAGCGGCAAGCCGACGACCGTCACGACCGGGACCGCGCCGGCCGTCATGGACGCGATCGCCGCCGGCGAGGACCTGACGCCGTTCACCGCCGGCGCCGACGAGCTCGCCGACGACCAGGTCGCCGCATGACCGACGACCAGGTCGACGACGGCGACGTCCTGGACCTGACCGCGATCGCGCAGGCGCATCCGGTTCGCCGGGTCCGGCTCGACATGTCCAAGATCGTCGGCGAGGGCCTGCTGTCGGTCGGCGACATCGTCGACATGTCCGACAAGCTGCACACCGAACCGGGCGAGCTCGCCGCGGTCCTGGACGGCGCCGGCCTGGCGACGTCGATCGAAGTCGGCCTAGCGCTGGCGTGGGTCATCGGCCGCAAGGCGGATCCGGGCCTGTCATACGACGAAGTCCGGACCAGCTGGCGGATCGAGCCGGGACCGGGCGCGCCGCCGGACCCTACGCCGCCGCGGCGCGAGCCGAAGCCGCCGCGGCACGCGCGCGCTACGTCGTCGGGCTAGCCAGGATGACCGGCCTGCCGCCGGCCGCGGTCCGCGACCTGTCGCTGCCCGAAGTCGGCGCGTACGCCGAGCTGATCGAGCGCGACAACCTAGCCGCGCGCCAGGCCGCGCTGCGAGCTCGGCGGCGCTGACGTGGCGACCGTCGACCTGCTGGTCCGGGTCCTGGGCGATGCCGCCAGCCTGAACAGCGCGCTGGACAGCGGCGGCAAGAGCGTGTCGGCGTTCGGCAAGTCGATCGACATCGGCGGCGCGGCGAAGCTCGCCGGGATGGCCACGCTGGCCGGCGGCGTGGCGCTCGCGATCGCCGACATGACGCAGGCCGCGGCCGCCGACCAGGCCGAACAGAACCGGCTGACGGCCGCCATCCAGGCCGCCGGCGCCGCGACCGGCGACTACAACGCGCAGGTCGAAGCCGCCATCACGGCAGGGCAAGACCGCGCGTTCAGCGACACGCAGACGCGCGACGCGCTGCAGTCGCTCGTCACGGCGACCGGATCCGTCACGGCCGCGACGTCCGAGCTGTCCGCGGCGCAGGACATCGCGCGCTTCGCGAACGTCGACCTGGCGACCGCCGCCGACGCCGTCGCGAAGGCGCACGCAGGGCAGGACACGCAGCTGCGCAAGCTGATGCCAGGCCTGGCCGCCGGTGCCACGGCTGCCGACACGCTGGCGGCCGCGAGCGCTGCCGCTGCCGGCCAGGCCGACGCGTTCGCGAACAGCGCGGCCGGGATGCAGGCGCGCGGCGCCGACGCGTTCGGCGAGCTGACCGAGACCATCGGCGCGGCGTTCCTGCCGGTGCTCGAAGCGATCCTGCCGGCCGTCATCCCGCTGATTCGCGCGTTCGGCACGCTGATCCAGGCCGTGCTGCCGCTGCTGACGCCGCTGCTGCGGCTGATCGGTCAAGCGCTCGGCGTCGTCGTCGGCATCATCACGCAGGCCGTGAACATCCTGGTACGGCTCGTCACCTGGCTGGGCAACGCGATCGGCAAGCTGGGCGACTTCCTGGCGGCCATCAACCCTCTGAAGGGCATCAGCCTGCCGTCGCTGCCGTTCCTGAGCTCGGCCGTCGCGCCATCGGTCGGCCTGTCGGTCGGCGCGTTCGCCGACACGCGCGCCGCCGGCGGCGCCGTCAGCAGCCGCGCCGCGATCACCGTCAACGTGTACACAACCGGCGACAGCATCGAAGCCGAACGCGCCGTCGTGCGAGCGCTGACCCGGTCGTCGCGGCTGAACGCCGGCCTGGCCGTCCCGGCGCTGGTCCGTGGAACGTGACGTCGATCGGTCCCGGACCGGAGTCGGTCGACGTTCAGCTGTTCGCGCCGTCGCCGACCAGCGCGCGCTGGGACATCGCGACATGGGACGGCGCATCGTGGGCCAGCGCGGCCTGGCAGTCGGTCGACTGCGACGTCGTCGAAGCGTCGTTCGTGCGGGGCGTCACCGACGAAGCCGGCGTCCTGAGCCAGTCGGGCGCCGGCCCGATGGACCTGTCGACGCTCGACCCGAACCGCGAGCTCGACCCGTCGAACGCTGACGGGCCGTACTTCGGCTCGATCGCGCCAGGCACGCCGATCCGGCTGCTGGCCGGCGCGCCGTCGTTCGTCGGCGTGTGGGCCGGCTGGATCGACGAAGCGACGTACGACGTCGCCACGCAGCGCGGCCGGGTCCGCTGCATCGACGCCGTCGCGCAGCTCGCGCAAGCGCAGATCCCTGACGGCACGGTCCTGCCGAATACGCTGCGCGCCAGGGTCCGCGCGATCGTGTCGGCGGTCGGGCTGGGCACGGTCGTCAGCGTCGCGCCGGAAGTCTCGACGCCGGACTGGGTGACGAATCCGTCGTTCGACGGCGGATCCCTGTCGGGCTGGCAGAACGTCGGCCTGGGCAGCGCGACGGCCGTGCATCCCGCCGGCGGCGGTCCGCCGGTCCCGGTCGGCGCCGGCGGCGACTGGGTGGTGCGCCTGGTCAGCTCGGCCGGCGGATCCTTCCGCGGACCGCAGCCGACCGTGCCGACGCAGGCCGGCGTGACGTTCACCGCGTCGGGCTGGACGCGCCGAATCAACCTACCCGGCAGCGGCGCCGCGTCGCTGCAGATCCGGACCCGCGACATCGCCGGCACGCTGCTGCAGTCGTCGACGGGCAACGCCGTCGTGAACGACGGGTCGTGGGAACAGGTCGCGACGTCGCTGGCCATCACGAACGCCGCGACGGCGACGGTCGAGCTGTGGTGCGCGCTGCCGAGCGCGGCCGGCGAAACGCATGAGTTCGATGCGCTGTCGCTGATCGGGCCGGACCTGTCGGCGACGCTGCCGGACGACCCGCCGGTCGCGCCGTTCGACGGCAAGGCGATCGCGGCCTGGACGGCGATCCAGAACGCCGCGCTGGACGCGCTGACGCTGGTCTGGCTGGATCCGGACGGCATGCTGCGATTCACGTCCTGGGGCGGCCTGCCCGACGCCGCCGTGTCGATCGGCTGCGCGCCGGCCGGCGACACCGGCACCTGGCTGGGCGGCCTGTCGACGGTCGTGTACGGCCTGAGCTCGGCGGCGATCCGCAACCGGGTGCGCGCCTACAGCAGCGGCACGACCTGGTCGCCGTACCAGGACGACGCGCCGAGCATCGCGCGCTACGGCGCGCGGCCGGTCGACGTCGACCGCGTCGTGCCTGACTTCGCCAACTGGTCCGCGCGGATCCTGGCCGACCGGGCCGACGCCGGCCTGACCGTGACGCTGGGCGAGGTCCGCCCGTACAGCCAGGCCGAGCTCGCCGCGCTGCTGGCGATCGGCGCCACCGGGCCGCAGGTCGTCCGGATCGCTGACGCCGACCATCCGCCGCCGATCGACGACAGCGTCGGCATCGTCGGCACGGCCGGCCGGGTGACGTCGGCCGGCTGGTCGTTCCGCTATGTGACGAGCATCCCGCGCGTCGACTGGGACGCCGTCACGCCGAAGCCGCCCGACCCGCCGATTCCGCCGCCGCAGCCGTACCACACCGAGACCAGGACCTACATCGCGACCAGCGACGCGCTGCTGGCGCTGACGTCGGGCGGCGCGAAGTACGGCGCCGGCGCGAGCTCGACGCTGCCGGTCGGCGCCTGGTCGGGCTGGACCTACCGCAGCTGCATCCAGCTGCCGGCGATTCCCTGGACGGCCATACGCCGGATCGTGTCGGCGAAGCTGCGGATCCGGACGACGACGCAGGTCCGGGTCGGCTTCGGCAGCTCGCCGACGATCGAAGTGCAGCGCATCACTGGATCCTGGTCGGCCGGCAGCTCGAGCTCGCCGAGCTCGGGCAACGCCGTCGTGTATCCGGGACCGACGACGACGTCCGCCGGCGCGAAGCGGTCGGACATCACGAAGTCGTCGAACGTCGACACCGACATCGACATCACGGCCATCGCGACGGCCTGGGCGCCGAGCTCGATCGGCGGATCCGCGGCGCCGCAGCGCGGCGTGATGCTGCTGCCCGGATCCGGATCGACGGCCGACACGACGGAGGTCTGGCCGGTCGAACAGGGCGGCGCGGCGCGGCCGTCGCTGATCCTCACGGTCGAAGTCTTCGACTAGCACGAACGGAGGGCAGGACCATGGCAGTACCAGCTCGGCCAGTCAGCGCGAACGCCATCGACGTCGCGTGGGGTCAGGTCGTCCATGACACGGCCGTCGCGGTCGACATTCAGACCGGGACCGTCAACTGCGTGCACAGCAGCTCGCAGCAGTCGACCGTCGTGTCGGTCACGTTCGCGCGGCCGTTCGCGGCGCCGCCGATCGTCGCGCTGGGCTCGACCAACTACAACTACGGCGCCGGCGCCAGCGCGCCAGCGTCGGCGACCGGATTCAGCGTCGCCACGTTCCGCTACAGCGGCGCCGCGACCGGGACCGTGCCGGTGCACTGGATCGCGATCGGGCCGCGCGCCTGACCATGGACCGGCTGCGCCGCTGGCTCGCCGAGCACCTGCCGCGCTGGCTGGCGGTCTGGCTGCGGATCCGCCGGCTGACGCCGGACGGCGGGTACTGGCCGGTCCGGCTGCTCTCGGGCGAGACGGTTGACCAGCAGCGACTGCGGCTCGACGTGGGGGGACAGCGGCGCGTAGGGATCGCTGGCGTCGGGGAAGCCTGTGAAGCGGCTGGAGTTGAACTCGCCCCACAGCGGGCCGGGGAACAGCGGGATGGCCG